CATTGAACTGGCGCAGGGCTTCGCTGTGCAGATTCGAGAGCCGTTGGTCGTTTGAGATTCTGGCCATAGATTAATTCCTCAATTTGTGCAATTGTCTCACCACTTTTTCATATTGGCGATGGGGGTAAAAGCAACAGGCCTGGCTGCGCTGGATCGCCGCACGGCCTCGCAGGCATACCGCAAGGCGTCAATGACGTGGTTCTTCTTGTCCTCCAACACAGGCAATATTCTGCCGGTCAATGGGTCTTGCTTATAGCTGTAAAGGGTCAGCTCGTCAATTGTGTGGATGCAGCGCGGGTGCACCACGATGTCGTAGTTCTTCAGAAACTCGATGCCTTCCTCGACTGACTTCGGGCCTTTGATCGCCGTCATGATCTTGGGAAACCCGTTCTTTTTCATGTGGCTGATGGTCTCTGGCCTGGCCGAGTCGGCCACGATGGGCCACTTCTCGGCCTCGGGCACGGTCATGAACAGCTCGGGAGTGTTCACGATCTCGCAGCCAATCATGTAGGCCTCGTAGTCGATGTAGAGCGTGCGGCCAATGATGTGGCAGCGCACCAAGGTGGTCGGATCGACTGCAAATCCCCAGTCAGCGCCGAGGCGGTGGATGGCGTCTGGCGGTGCCTCAAAGTCCTCGACGCGCCAGTTCTTGAACACTCGGCTGCTGCTGTTGGTCAGGTACTGACCCATCCAGACATGGCTGTACTTGTCTGGATCGCGCCGCTTGTCGTATTCCATCTCGTCGCGCAGGACTTCTGGGAACCACGGGTTGTCGGTGAAGTTGACCTTCAGGACCGTGGCATCTTTAGGCGGTGTCGGGCCGCGCAGCAAGAAGTCCACGGGGTCGGACTGATCGCGTGGGTTCCAGGTGAACCATAGCTCTGAGCCTGGCTTGCGGATCGTTGGCCGCAGCAGGTCAAGGCTGGTCTGGCTTAAGGATTGGGCCTCCTCAACCCAGGCGCAGTCATAGCCCTCCAGCGACTTGATCGAGTCGGCGGTGTGGTTCTGCATACCTTGGAAGATGATCGCGCCATCAGCCTTCTTGGACTTGATGACGACATCCTGAACCTCGAAATAAGCGCCAGCGTTCATGTCCTGAATCTTGGTTTCCAGCAGGCGCTTGACGGACTGGTTCAGGGACTTCTGAATTTCACGGACACAGACGCTGCGCCGCTTCTGGTCCATGATGTGCGCCTCGATCATCAGCTCGGCAAACATGTGAGACTTGCCCGAGCCTCGGCCACCCCATGCGCCCTTGTAACGGCTGGCCTCCAGCAGTGGCAGTGCCCATTCTGGGGTCTGGAGCTGGAGGACGCTCATGTCTTGACGATCACTCGCTCAATGCGTTGCACCAGCGGATTGGCAGGATCGCCAGAAACTTCGATCTTCTCGCCATACTTCTTCGGAGCCAGTTTGGACAGCAGCCACTTGCGGGTATCAACCTGCAATTTGTGCTTCTGCACCGCTGCCCAGTCTTTCTTGCCGTCTGGCTGCATTCCGACATCGGCATCGCTCAGCTCGATCACCTCGTTGGCAATGCGCTCGATCAGGTCTTCCCTCGCGCGCGCGTATTCTGCGGCCAGTTCTGCGTCCTCATTAACCCACAGGTTGAAAGTGCTTTGCGACAAACCAGCCGCCTCGCAGGCCTTGAATGCGCTCAGACCGCCACGCATACCGGAGAGCACCAAGCCGATCAACTCGGCCTTGTTCTCATGCCTTCTGACTGGCTTCTTTGCGCCAGTCTTTGCTTTGTGTGTTTTCGTGGTCATGCTGCATTGTCCTTCAGAATTTGCTGCCGCGCCATCTTCATTGCATCCTTGAGGTCAATCCTGAGCTGCTCGTTGGCCTCCTGCTCGGCCAGGAGTGCAGCGTAGCAGTCCTGGCAAAAGCGCACGAGGTTGTCGCGCTCCCATGTTGCGAAGTTGGGATGATCTGGTGGTTGTGTCATGTTAGTGCTTGCTTACTTTGAACGGTTTTAAAGATTGTTTCAATTTGCGAATGCAACTCTGGTCTGTTTTCGCGCATCAAAACGTAATCCCGAGAAAATCCAAGCTGACCTGTCCTGACATTAATCGCCAGCCAATAATTTGCTTTGGTGCTTGCGCGACCTTTGGCAGCGATCTTGATAGTCCACCAGTCTTGATTGTGGTCTTGCTTTTTGCTGAACATCAACCATTGCACATTGTCCTTGTCCATGAACTTGTCCATTTCATCCCAGCCTTCGCTGGCATCTGGAATGTTCCCCATATACATTTTGCCCATTGCTTTCTCCTTGTAGACCCTTTGAGTTTACATCAAACACAAAGGGTTTAGCAAAAAATTCTGCATCATGATCTGCCCCTCCCCTACCTCCCCTACCCCTTCCTAAAGGGGGTAGGAGAGGGGCGGGGTTTAGGGGCAGATTCAAAATGCTTTTGCCCCTTGCCCCTAAAAGCCCCTAGGGGCACTGAGGGGCGATTAGGGGCGATTTTTGGGAGCATTTTTCTGCATGAGCATTGCGCTCGCCTGGGTCTTGTTGCTGAAAATCCAGCCATGTTCGAAGGTCTCCAAAGTGCCTGCATTGAGCAATTGCTCGATGATTGAACCCGATCTGGATGCCTCGGTTTTGTTCTTGGCGGTGCGCTCAGTCGCCCCATCTTTGACCAGCAGTTCACGCATTGCCGACCTGCTGACGTAGGGAAAACCATCGCGCTCTTCGGCACCTGATGCCCACCAAGCACGCTCAACTGTGCGCACGTTCTCATCGTGTTTTGTGGGTTTTTTGTGGGGTTTCGTGTCATTTGCTTCCTGATCTGGAACAGCCACGCAGGTGGTGGAAGGCGAGCCAAATTTGCTGATTCCCATTTCGATCACCTCCAGACGGAAGTAGATCGTTTCGCCCTTGCTGGGCAGTTCGCGCTGCTTGGTGACAGTTACAGACCGACTGCCATCCTTTTCTGAGACCTCGATCTCGGTGTCTATGTGGGCACGAATACCTGACCAACCTCTTGCGCCCTTGGCTGCGTCCTTGCCGTTGTGATGAATAATCATCATGGCAGCGCCTGTGGCTGTGGCCACTTGGTCGAATCTGGCCATGACTGGCCCCATGTCCTCGCCGCTGTTCTCGTTGGCTCCTGCGCTCATCCTGGCCAGCGTGTCGCCAATAATCAGTCGCACCGGCTTACCCTTGGCGATCTCGATGGCTCGCACCAGCTCAATCACATCATGGGCATCCTGGTCGCCAGCGTAGAAGTTCATCGGGACCGGCACCATCGCCAAGTTCTCCAGGCTGCAGCCGTGGAACTTCTTGATTGCCTGCATACGAGACCGGATGCTGGCAGGTGCTTCACTGGCCAGGTATACCACCAGTCCGGAGTCGGTCTTGCGGCCATAGCAGTCCTCGCCACTTGCGATGGCCGTGGCCACCGACAGTGCCCAGAAGGTCTTGCCTGAGTTGCTGTCGCCATAGACCACCACCGAGCTGCCAATGGTCATCAGGCCTTCGACCAGCTCGTCGGGTGCCTCGTAGTCGGTGCCGAGTTGGTCACCGAACACAACCTGCAGTTTGTCAAGCACGGCTGAGCCAGTTTGCTGCACCAGCAGGCCTACCAAATCGTGCCCAGCCTGTGCATAATCGTTGGCGTCCATGCCTTCGATGGGTGGGATAATCACCCTGGCCCCGAACTTCGCGCTGGCCTGGTCGGCATACTTTTGTCCAACGCCATGCTTGTCATGATCTGCGACGATCACAATATCCTGAGCTGCTCCGAACATTTCGCGCAGGCTGCCAGTTACTGGCACCAAGCTGCTGGCGCTGTAAGTGGCCACGCAGGGGCGGCCTGTCGTCTCATGGATTGTGGCCGCCGTTGCGAAACCTTCGGCCACATAAAGCACGCCAGGCTCATCCAGTGAGCCTACCATCCAAAATTTCCCACCGGCCTCGCCGCCTGGGTGGTAGAGTTTTCCTCCTTCTCCGTCGATGTACTGCAAGGTAGCCAGTGCTCCATCCTTGTCGAACAGGGGCACGATCAGCCTGCCGTCTCCTGTGATCCTGGCACCGTGCGCCTGGATTCCTTTTCGCTTGAGGTAAGGGTGATCGGGGCTGGCTGCCTGGGCTGCCGTCCAGATTGCCTCCACGGTCGAAGCGGCCACTTCGTGCTGCTTTTCCAAGGCTGCCTCGCGCAGCGACTTGGCCTCTGCCAGCCGCCTGGCGTGTGCCATCTCCTCTGTGGCTGTCAGCCTCCTGCCAACGTCAGCACGCCAGGGTGACTCGAACCCCATGCGCCAGCATCCAAACCGACCGGCAGGCACGCCATCACCGAAGACCACATACCAGCCAGACTTGTCACCTGCTTTGGCGCTGCCCTTGGTGCCGGACCTGAACCGGTGCAGCTTGCCATCAAAGACCACCTGCTCCGGTGGCTCAAGGCCTGCTTCTCGGATGGCATCAATGAGCTGCTCCTCTGGTGATGCGACGCGCTTTTCTGGTGGTGGCGACCAAGGACCGCCGAAGACGTTGGAGAGATCAGCCATTGACCGTGGCCTCCCTGCGTGTCAGGTAATCCGACAAGGCCTTGAGAACCTTGTAGGTCGGATTGGCATCTGGGTTGTCGCGCACCTCTCGGATGGTGTTGTAGTGCAGGCCGGTGGCCTCCGCAACCTTGGCAGGCATGCGGTCTCGCAAGGATTCTCGAATCTGTTCTAGGGTTAGCATTTTGCGCCTCGTCGTAAAAATTTCATATCAGGGTGTTGACATGGTACTGCGAAATGGATTACAGTGCAACCACTGCGCGAACGGAATCACCCAAAGGCGCAGCAACCAAGAAGGAGTGCCAACATGGCAATCAACGTGAAGACCACCGGCAGTCTGGCTGCCAATGGTGTGAAAGTCCTGGTTTATGGCCAGGCAGGGGCTGGAAAGACCAGCCTCATCAAGACGCTGCCCAGCCCCATTGTGCTGTCGGCAGAGGGTGGCCTGCTGTCCATCCAGGACGCAGACCTGCCGTTCATTGAGATCACCTCGATGACTGAGCTGCAGGAGGCTTACACCTGGCTGACCAGCAGTGACGAGGCCAAGGCCTACAAATCGGTGGCACTGGACAGCATCAGCGAGATTGCTGAGGTCTGCCTGAACACCGAGAAGAAGGCCACCAAAGACCCGAGGCAAGCCTACGGTGCGATGCAGGAGCAGATGGCCGACATCATTCGTGCCTTCCGCGATCTGCCTGGCCGCCATGTGTACATGAGCGCCAAGCTGGAGAAGACTCAGGATGAGATGGGACGGGTTCTGTACTCGCCCTCAATGCCTGGCAACAAGACCGGCCAAGCGTTGCCCTACTTCTTCGACGAAGTGCTGGCCCTGCGTGTCGAGAAGGATGGCGATGGCAATACCCAGCGTGCGCTGATGTGCGACTCGGATGGCCTCTGGCTGGCCAAGGATCGCAGCGGCAAGCTGGACGCCTGGGAGGCACCGGACCTGAGCGCAGTCATTGCCAAGATCGGAGGCAAAGCATGATGCACGCTGACCTGAAAACACTCAGCGCAGACTGGCTGCGCTACAAGGCCGAAGAAGGCAATGCCACGACTGAGCGCCGCAAGATCGAGGACAAGATCGTCAAGTTGCTGGCCTTGGCTGAGAACTTCGAGGG